CCTTTGAGAAGTTCGCCGCGACGGCGTAACCAAACCCAGCCAGAGGAGGACGAATTATGTTAACAGCTTATGGGGATATTTCCCCGGCAGTAGCAGCAAGCGCGGCGGTAGAAATGTTGAAGAGAGGGCAGCCGCATCTGGTCATCCAGCAGTTCGGCCAGTCCAAGCCGCTCGGCAAGAACCAGACCAACACCCAGAAGTTCCGCCGGTATGAGCGTCTGGCCGCAGCCACCACCGCCCTGACCGAGGGCATCACCCCGACCGGCAGCCAGCCGACCGTTACCGACTACACGGCGACCCTCGCCCAGTACGGTGACTTCCTCGAGCTGACCGACGTGATCGCCGATCTGCATACCGACCCAGTGCTGATGGAATACTCGGCAATGATCGGCGAGCAGGCCGCTCTGACGGTTGAGACGGTTGCCTTCGGCATCCTCAAGGCCGGCACCACCCTGTATCGAGCCAACGGCGCGGCCAGGACCGATATTAACACTCCGCTCACCCTCAACCTGCAGCGCAAGGCCATCCGTGGTCTCAAACGGCAGCTGGCGCGGCCCTTCACTTCGAAGATCTCCAGCACGCCGAGCTTCAACACTGAGTCCGTGCCCGCTTCGTTTGTCGGCTTGATCCATCCGGATCTCGAGACAACCGTTCAGGGTCTGCAGGGTTTCAAGGACGCGGTCGATTACAAGGCCACCTACGAGAGTGAGATCGGAGCAGTCGGCAACGTCCGCTACATCACCTCAACAGTCTTCGAGGCCTGGGCTGACGGCGGCGGGGCAAAAGCCGGATCCGGCACCACGATGATCTCCACCACCGGCACCAACGCCGATGTCTATCCGGTCATCTACCTCGCCCCGGACGCTTTCGGACTCGTACCGCTCAAAGGTAAGAGTGCCATTTCCCCGATGGTCCTCAATCCGAACGTCCCACGCGGCGGCGACCCCCTCGGCCAGCGCGGCTCAGTAGGTTGGAAGACCTACTTCACGGCTGTCATCCTTCAGCAGCTTTGGATGGCCAGGGTGGAAGTGGCGGTTCCTGAACTGTAATTTTTGACCTTCAATGCGGGGGGCAACCCCCGCTCTCTTTAAGGAGAATAGATCATGGATAAACAATACGCACAGTCCGGCAAGATCACCGTTGCCAACCCGGCCGCGGCGGTCACCGTCACACTTGGTTTCGAGCCTCGCTATGTCCGGGCAGTGAACGTCAACAATGTCGTCACCTACGAGCACTGGACAGGCATGGACGCCGGCACGTCGTTTGACACCGCTACCGAGCTTTCCCTCAACGCCGCCGGGGCAATCACGCTGACAGCGAACGGCTTCACGCTGGGCCTCGACATCTGCGATACCGCAGCCGATGTAGTTTACTGGGTAGCATTCCGCTAAACCTTTAGTCCAGGGGAGTAGCCCTCTCCGACGGAGGAAGTTATGAGAGTACGAGAACTGACCACGAACAGGGTAATCACCGAAGAGATCATGACCGCCGCCGGCGGAATGCCTCCGATCGCAGGTGTCAATGCGACAGCGGCAGAGTTGAACCAGGCCGCTGATCTGTCTGCTCAGGTAGGTATGGCCCCAGGCGCAGGCTTTGCCGGTACCGGTACACTTTACAAGGCCTCGGTTGTTAAGCATGGCGATGTAATAAAAACCGAGATCATCATCGACCTGACCGGGGCAAAATCATCTACTACCGACCTCGATATCATCGGGCTTCTAGGGGTATCGCATATCGGCCAGTTCACTGCCGCGGTGAACGGCACATGCATGGGCGGGAAGATGACTTGTCTGGAAGTGCCTACCGGAGGCGTAGTGGACATTGATCTCTATGCTGCCACAGAAGGGACCGGGGCATTTGACGGAGCTGTTGGTGACCTTGTTGAGACAGCATTGGTCACAGCTGGCGGCAACTGGACCCTCGGGCTCACGAAGCCGCTTCTGGTCGATGTAGCTGCGAACAAGTATTTGTATCTGACCGGTGGTGCCGCCGGCACGGCTGCTACTTACACAGCAGGCCGGTTCTTGATTGAGATCTGGGGCGTGTAATCGGGAGGCCTCAACCACGAGGGAGGGGTTCTCCCCTCCCTTTCATTGAGTCCTGCAACCGAAGCACCATTAATCTTAACGGGGGGAATGTAATGCCAACGAGCGAAGAATTGGATCTGGGTCTGGGAGATATCGACTTCCAGCCGATCCCGGAAGTGAAAGGTAAAAAGAAAGTCGATGCACCGACCAAGGCCGCAGCCATCGACCCGGAAGACGATCGAGAGAACTGGCCGACCATTCGCATCGAGTCGGTCGATGGCAAGCCGAACTACGAGACCATCGTCTGCGGAGGCACTAAGAAGAACGGCAAGCCTTATCTCCACGAACTGCAGATCCTGCGGGAGCAGGATGTAAAGGTTCCGCCCTCGGCAGTCAACACCTTGCTCGAGGCTGTTGAAGCCCACCATGTGCCGCGGCGCGACCCGGCCACCGGCAAGTCGATGCTCGTCAAGCAGAACCGCTCAGCCATCCCCTGGCGGATGGTCAAGGGAGGGAAATACTTCTAATGACCCGCGGGGATATGCTGGTAGAACTGCAGGCGGTGCTGGGGGAGTCAAACATCCCTTATGCCTCATGGACGGAAGCGACCCTGCTCGGCTACCTGGCCGAGGGGCAGGATAAGTTCTGTGAGCAGACCGGGTTCTTTACCGATCTCACCAACTTCACTTTGACTCTGCAGACCGGCATCGCCGTCTACGCTATCCCTGACAGGGTTATTCAGGTCCTTGATATATGGGACGGCACCAAGAAGTTGCACAAGGTGGCGACGGGGGGAGTCTATACGTCGATCGACGCCATCTACGGCTACACCACGACAAACAACCGACCGACGCACTGGCAGACCGACCTTGCAACCGGATCCATTCAGCTATTCCCGACTCCGACCGCAGCGGAGAACGATGAGGTTTTCCTGCTGCAGGTCTGGCGCTACAGTCTTTACGACCTTGCTGGAACTGGGGCGGTGCCGGAAGGTGGAGGGGCGGCTCCCCCCGCTGCGCCAGAAATTCCGTCTCGGTTCCAGCGAGCTTGTATTGAGTGGGCAGCACACAAGGCTCTCATCCATCACGATCTCGATACCCAAGACAAGGTGAAGTCGGACGATCATTTGAGGTTTTTCAAAGGCTACGTCGCCGATGGTCGCACCGCCCTGCAACGTCTTCACAACCAGGAGACCAGGATCGGGTCCGACCCAGCATACCGCACGTAAACAGCAGAGGGAGTCTCGATGCGCAATCCGCTTACCATTTTCACCGGGACTCCTGGTCTGAACAATCGGGTCGACCCGGTCCGCCTCAAGATCGATCGAGAGACCGGCATCGCCGAACTGGCCGAAGCTGCCAACATCACCATCGACGGCACCGGCCGCCCCTCCCGGCGCCTGGGTGCAGCCCTGCTGACCGCAGGCGTTTTTCATTCCGGCTTCTGCGACGGGGGCGACTGCTTCGTCGTCCAGGACCATGAGTCCGAGTCCGCAATCTATAAACTGAGTACCCTTCACGCCCTCACCGGCGTCCGTTCCGGCCTGACCAAGGGGCTGAAGTTCGGCTGGTGCCAGGTCGGTACCGACACCTACTATTCCAACACCCTGCAGAACGGCATCATCACCGCCGGCGTCTCTCGGGCCTGGTCGCTACAGTCGCATGTCGGAGCCATCACCACTCGCCAGTTTTCCGCCGCACCTCTCGGCAGCCACCTTGCGCATTTCGCCGGCAGGATGTGGATCACTGTCGGCAACGTCCTCTATTACTCCGAGCCGTTCGCCTACGGCAAGTTCGACCTCGCCAATTGTTTCATCTGGTTTGGGTCAAATATAACCATGGTCAAGCCGGTCAAGGACGGGCTGTTCGTCTCCGACAGCGATCGCACGTACTTCTTGACCGGCACCAATCCCAAAGAGTTCGATCAGAAGACCGCCGTCGAAGCTCCGGCGCATGAGTATTCTGAGATCGGTGGCTATGTCGACGGGGATAAGATCGGCCGTCCGGGAGCCGGACCCTGCGCAGTGTGGTCCTGCGATGAAGGGCTCTGCGTCAGCACCCGGACCGGCGACCTGCAGATCGTCACCGCCGACCGACTTATCTACCCGACCGGCAGCAGCGGGGCAACTGTCATCTCGGACCAGACCGCCATCAACGTCGTCGGCTCGCAGTGCGTAGTCGTCAACCTCAAGACCGGCGCACCCAGCACCTTCACCAATTACGGCTACGGCTCGATGGTGAATTTCAACGGTGAGATGTTCGGCACCAAGGCGACTGGGCTGTACGAGATCGGCACCGGTCAGCTGGACGGCAGCACCGCCATTGATGGAGCCTTGACCCTGCCCACCGTCGACCTTGGCGAGATGTACAAGCGGATCCGTTACGTTTACTTTGGCCTGCGCGGTACCGGCAACCTGCGGCTCACGGTCACCACTGACCTGACCACTGTCCGGGAGTACACCATCCCACTCGACGGTACAGGGCAGCAGCGGGTAAGGGTCAAGCTCGACCGCAACGTCAAGGGCAGGTACTGGGCGTTCAGGATCGTCAACCTGCAGGGCTGTGATTTCTCGCTCGACGAAGTTCAGTTGCATCATTTTTGACAAGGGACGAGTATGGACGAACTTATTATTGAAAAATTTTATGAGACGATGCTTCGATCCGACGGTCTAATGACTCGACTCGTTGGTGCGAATGGCGACGGGGGATATCTTGGTGTATTGGAATCACTTATCAGTACAGATACCGATGAGGTAAAAAATATGATGTGCAAACATTGTGGTGGGTTGATAATGGAACCAGGAGTATCTTACTGCTACAGCGGGGAAACGTGTAGTTGCTGCCCAGATTGCCGCCCGCAGAAAGACCCGTTCAAGGAGGTCTATATTGACCCAAACCTGCAACTGGGTGAGTTTCCGCTTGGATGGGTTTGCCCAGTATGTAGGAGCGGAGTTGCACCTGATGTAAAGAGGTGTCCATGTATGAGCGACAAAGAACAAGGAGAACAGTCTCATGGCTGATTTTGTTTCCTCCGCAGGCGTAACCCTGCCTGTCACCCCGGTCACCTCCGGGGTCAATGAAGTACACGATGTCTGGCCGGAGGTCTCCCCCAGCTCTCCATATGTCATGGTCGGCGATAAGTACGACGTGACGATGGCCCTGGTCAATGATATGATGGTCAGGCTGGTCGGGCTTGACGGAGCCTCTGGGTACCTCGGCACCCTGAACTCGCTGATCGCTTCCTACGCCATGCCGACGGTAGACCCCATTGTCGTCGATCTTACCACGACCGCGATCTCTGTGGAGGCTCGGCCGCTACCGACTGGGCTTGCATCCCTCATCACCGACTTCGGTTCCTTTACCGAGCTTGCGCCGACGATGGCCGCTTTGCCGGTTATCGATGCCTCTGGTGCCGACCCTGGCGATGCCCCCGCCGCACCGGTCGGTTCCACCATCACTTGGTCCGAGGGTGCCCTCTCCGCCGATGTCTACGCTACTCTGCTGGCCCGCATCCTTGCCGACCTCCCTGCTGGCAGCACCGGAGTCGGGGCCATAATCGAGCAGGAGATTTACGACCGGGCTATGGCCCGGCAGGTTATCGCCGACGACAAGGCATATCAGGACGCTGAGGATTACTTTTCTGCCCGAGGTTACACCATGCCGCCCGGGGCGCTCTCCAGCCGGCTTGCCCAGGCATCCGCCGAGACCGCCCGCAATAGTGCTGAGATCAACGGCAAGATCTTAATCGAGCAGGCTGACTTAGCCCAGCGCAATACCCAGTTCGTCATCCAGCAGGCGATGGAGCTGGAGAAGTTGCTGCGCATGACCCGGGACGGCGAGTCCCAGCGGGCTCTTGATTACGCCAAGGCGGTCGTCGACGCCATCCTGCGGACCTACGCCGAGCAGGTCACGGCCTACGTCGCTACGGCTCAGGCTAAGAAGGCCTATATCGAGGCCCAGGTTGAGAACCTGCGCGGGGTGGTGGAGCATAACAAGGGGCTGGTCGATGTCTACCGCTCCAAGGCTGAGGTCTTCGACACCTCGGTCAAGGCCAAGTCCAGTGTCAACGACGCCATCATCGGCGGTTTCCAAGCGGAGATCTCCGGCTACGAGGCTGAGACCAAGGCTGTGTCGGCGAACCAGATGGCTGCAGTAGAGGACAACAAGGCCAAGATCGCTAAGGCCGAGATTGAGATGAAGCTGATCATCGCCGAGATCGAGGCGACTATCCAGGCCTACGCCGCCGAGTCCGGGTTGAAGGAGAAGGTATCGAACGACATGGCCCAGATCGCAGCCCAGGCCGTGGCCAGTGGCCTGAGCGGAGTGAGTGCCAATCTCTCCATGAGCTACTCCGGCTCCGAGTCTCGCTCCGAGTCGTGGGGGAAGAGTGAAGCAATCAGCGAGTCGCATGAGTTCAAGTCTGGGATCAACGAGTCGCATGAGTTCTACCATCCGGTTGCATAATGGCCGTCCCGATCAAAGTCTCCTATACCGGCGACGAGGTCGTCGGCAGGACACTTCGTAAGCTCGCGCTCACTCGGGTCGGTATCCTGAAGAACCTGATGAGCTTCCAAGGCCTCACGCAGTACCAGCAGGTAACCGAGCCGTTCCC